CGGCATACGGCCTCTGTTGGAGTTACCTGTAGCAGGAAGTAAAAGTGATGTTATAGTAGCCATTTTTTATGTCCCCCTACGCTGCGTTATATTTGGCGTTAACAAGAGCTTCTGGACGAAGTATCTTTCTGCCATATAAGTGCATCCCACGAACAATGTCGCTGAATGAATCGGGATCTCGATATGATTCAACTTTATTGATCTGTTCTGCGGTTGCAACTGCACTATCGTGTCCAGCAACAATAACCCCGTAGTTTGTATTTTGGTTTGAGGAGCCAGATGTTCCTGGTCCAGAACCTACTGCAGGTAGATTGTTAGACTGATAAACACGGAAACCGTGCAAGTTGTTTAGTACAAGACCGTTTTGGATGCCTGATCCACCGAAGTCTGAATTTAGAAGACGTGAATCTTCATCTTTCAATAGTTCGATAAATACAGAATCTAGTACGATCCAGCGATTACGAGAGTCAACATTTTGTTGGTCTAGTAGTCTTGCCATTCTAGCGATTACCTGTAAAGGTGAAGCTGTGGCGGTTGGCTGTGCAGTTGCACCACCAAAACGAGGTACGAGAGGAATAGAATGATCCCCTGCTGAACTTGTTGTGATGTTACCGAAGTCGCCTTTCTTTAGCTTCATGCTAGAAAGTAGTTCGTCTGTACCAGCAGTAGATACTGCTACAGTTCCATTTACAGTTGCGTTAACTGTATCTGCGTCAGCGTGAAGTGAAGACTGTTTGAAACCAGCTAGGTATCCAAGAACATCTTGGTCCATTTGGTCAGCTAGTCTATACGCTGCACGATCTGTGGCAAGGTTCATAAAGTCAATGTGACTATGCGCTTCTTCAATGTCGTCTATTTTAAATGCAAAGTAATTTGATTTATCGACAGTAAGTTGAAACTCTTCGTCATCAAGATCCTGCGGTAGTATTGTCGTACCTCTAGTGTACGCTTTTACTGAAACTTCAGGTTCCTTCATTATTTTTACGGTATCGCCTTGGTTTGCGATCTCACCAAAGTAATCATTGTTGGTGATCGCATTAGCAACAGCAGACTTGCGGAAAGCAAGTTGTACTTGTTTGCTATATATAATGGGTGAAAAATTACCATTTGGTAGATTTCCGTACCCACTTGCGGATGAAAAAGCCATTGTATAAAATCCTCCGTTAAGATATGGCTATGTGAAATAAACACAACATATCCACTAAAGGGGCCTGTCGTTTTCTAGGGTGCAATTTAATTTTTAGATCCGTCAATCTTGCTATAAACTGGGCCTGTACTTGATAGGGTAGTTCTTTGCGGCTTAGTGTTTGGTGAATACATATACATTAAATTTATGCAACTCATGTATATGTATATAGTTATATCTACAATAATGTAACTGTCAAGTCTTTTTTGACATATCGTAGATAAATTTTCCAGAAGCTTGTGCTTCTTGAATCTCAGCAAATCTTTTTTCGTATTCCTTCATAGGCATTCTATAAACAACAGATTCACTAAGATACTTTTTAGATTGATCTGCTTCTGGAGTGCTTCGAGTTCTAGCTTTAACAGAAGACGCTGCAGCTTTATTGTATGAAGATTCTTCAGAAGATTTGTTCATGCCCTTGTCTTGCTTATAAAGATCAATGACACGAGCAACAGACTTAGGATCGTCCATGTTTTCGTACAGAGCATCTTTAACCCATTTAGGTTGTTCTTCTGCCCAGTTATGGAACTCATCGCTATTTACTAATTCATGGAAGTCAGAATGAACTTTAACAATTTCAGCTTCAGCTTTTTCTCGTGCTGTATTTGCCGTTAGCGTTTCAAACTCTTTTAGTCTTTTTTCTAAATTACTTGAACGCTCTGTAGCTTTTTTATCTGCAATAGACTCAACTATTGCTGCTACATCAGGATGTTGTCTTGACCACGCTTCAACTTCTTCTGTTGACTTAGGTAGTACAAGTTCTTTCTTAGATGCTAACTGAAGTTGTGACTCTAGTTTTTTTATACGAGACTCGTATTCTTTTTCTTTTTCAGATTCGTGTCTTCGCAAGTCACCGTATCTTTTCTTATAATTTTTTTGTTCTGCGGTAAGACCTTCATCACTATCATCATCTTTAGTTTTAACTTTGTTGAGGGTATGCTCTTCAGTTATGTCTTCTTGTGTTTCTACGTTAGGACTGCGCCCTGCGTCTTTTATTAGCTGATCTAGTTCTTCTTGATCTTGTACTGCACGAGCTATGTTTCTATTGTGGGAGGGGGAATCTACCTTAATTGATATATCTTTTTGGATTGCTACTTCCGACATGAGTTTACTCCTTTATGTTGGGGCCAGCGAATTTACTGGGTAGCCTTATGATTATTATCGAGTGTATATGCGCTTGTCGCTATTTCTTTTTCTTTTTACGTGTAGCTAATCCTCCTTTGTTCATACTAAATCCATCAAAACCAAAACTAGGAGAACTGTTTCCACCACCTGCATCTCCTCCACGATCTGGGCCACCACCTCTACCTGCTTCACCAACACTTACACCACCTATTCCAGAAGTAAAATCGTTGTTATTTTCTGAATCAGAAGGAGGTTCATTTCTGCCTTCTTCTATCATATATCCTGCTGGTACAGGGGAAGTTCTATAATCAGGTATTTTATTAGAAATAATAAATTCAGATGTTTTATCTGATGTAGGATCTGACTTAACAAACTTACCGTCTGTGAATGACCCTTTTATGTCTTTAATATATCCTTTTTTATTAAAAGTTCCATCTTTATTAGTATTCTTTTTATATGCTGGTGATATTACAGTTTTAAAAATATTTAAATCTGTAGAACTTATTATATCGTCATCTGTAGATTCTCTTACTATAGTTCCTGCAAGAGGATGCCCTGCAGGGTGAACCGCAAAACCATCTCCAATAGTATCAGTTATTGTAAAACCATCAACAACCATTCCAGTACCTTTAACTCCTCGTCCTGAAGAAGGGAGCTTACCAAACCTATCTACATAAGCCATAATCTCTGAGGTATTATTAGTAGGAAACAATTTATCAATAAGTTCTGCTCCTTTACCATAAATACCCCCTATTTCAAAAGGAGGATTTTGAGAAGCTTCTATAACGTCAGCTAATGTAAGTGGTTTTGTAATTTCATCTGGTCCTTCTGGTTCATCTACAGGAGTTGAAACAGGCTCTACAGTATCAACCGCATCAATTGTTGAACCTTCTTCAACATAACCTGGAGGAACTGGCGGTACAGCTATTCCATTTATAAACCTAATATATAATTTACTTCCTGCATCATTAACATAAGTTTTAATGTAACTTTGTGGAAATATAGATCCCATTTCTGTTACGGGACCGCCTTCATCAAATTGTCTTACTGGAGCTTCTGCACCATCATCATATGTATTTAATTCTTCAGCAGAGAAAGGTAAGTCATCCATTCCATCCATAGAAGCATTATCTACAGGTTCACCACCCATACGACCATTCTCTTCCATACTAGCTAATTCCATTTTAGCTTTACCTCGAAGGTCTTCAAAAAACTTTATACCGTAATATTGTAAAACATCGGCTGGCACAACATACTCACCCTCACTTAATTGAGCAGGTATGTCATCTCTAACTTCAGAAGGTAATGCACCTGGTGGTACTTCATTACCACTCACAGGGTCTATCCGTGGAGGCTCATCTCCAAATGCCATTTCAGTCTGTTCATTTAGTGCCATTAACTTTATCCCTTAAATATTTTAGTTGGCGTAATGCAAGAATAGTCCCTTGCGCTCTGTGTATCTCAATCATCGTACTGGCTTGTTCTAGGTTTCGATGTGCAGAAGCTATTCTTACATCTAGTTCTTCATTAAAGGCATCCCACTCATTTTTGTTATTCACAAAAGTTTTAAGCGACATTACCAGTAAATCCTTCTTCACCTGGGGCTGGAGCCATACCCGTACCTACTTGGCCTCCGCCACCACCTGTTGCATCCATTGCATCAGCACCAGCTACAGCTTGAGGAGCTCCCCCTGGAGGTGCAGGTGGACCCATACCTTCTTGAGATTCAGGGGCTGGCTGTTGGAAGTTCTTTAGTAGTTCTGCTTGGATAGCGGCATCCTGTAATGAGTTAGTAACTTTGTCTGGATCTAAATCCATGCTCTTAGCTA